CCTAAAGGCCCCCCCAGTGCTAGCCCCGCTAGTCTCTAGTAATAGAGGCGCCACGGCGCTCGTGTAAACGAGCGACGGGGTTTAACGGGTATGCATTGTTCTGGCAACGCCAGAATCTCTGCGGTGTCTGGGTCTTCCCCAGACGAGTAACTGTCACAATGAACTCTACCCCTTGTGGGCAGGTGTCCTCTTGTGACGGATGCAGTTGCTTGTTCGGGCAGCTAAATGCTGCTCGGCCCAGGCACCGCCCCTACTTCTCCCTTGCAGTGCATGGGAGTTGAGGGATATTTCTATCCATCAACTATAGGGATCCATTATGGAAACAACCAAGAAACGTGAAATCGTCTACATCAGACCTAATCAGTCTGTTGGGACGATGTATCACTACACCAACGGAATTCTGGGGGGTACTTTTCCCACAGATGAAGATGGTGTTATTGGTTCCCAGACGACGACGTCGTCGGGTCATCCCTGGCCCCCGAAAGGGGCACAGAGAGATAGGGATATCGGCGGAGATTTTAAGACTGAGAAGACCTTCTATACCTCCTCGGAGGGAAAAGTCGGTTCTCCTCAGTTTAATCTCGCCGTTAACGTTGCAGGTCCGGGTTTCGGCCGTGCCTTTATCGGCACAGCTGATCCGTTCTTCCTGCACGATGGTAAGAATACTTCGTTCCCGTCCATTGACCACGCCTCGACTGATACTCAGTTGAAGGCTCTTGGTACAACGGCGATCGCGAGGACTATTCCTACTAACCCTATCGCGGGCGCTGCACAATTCCTTGGTGAACTTAAGAGAGACGGCTTGCCGTCCCTCCCAGGTTTGGAAGCACTCATGTCAAAGCATCGTTACAACCAGAAGGTTGGTAACGAGAATTTGAATTTTGAGTTTGCTGTCAAACCGTTCATCTCGGACCTGAAGAATTTCGGAGCTGCTGTGAAAGATTCTGAAAAGATTCTTAAGCAGTATAAACGAGATTCTGGCAGGAACGTGCGACGCTCGTACGAGTTTCCATTGTTCAAAGAGACAACGTGGACAAATCCTACGTACTCGACGGCTCTGCCGTATGGTACCGGGACTAGTCCTGCGCTCTTTGATCGGAGTGGTGTGAGTTACAGTGTGGAGACCGTTAAAAGTCGCCGCACATGGTTCTCTGGCTGCTATACCTATTATCTTGATCCAGGCAAAAACGCCCTAGATAAGGTTAATAGACACGCCCAACTAGCTAACAAGCTGTTTGGCGTCCGGATTACTCCGGAGCTGCTATGGGAACTCACTCCATGGAGCTGGGCGATCGACTGGCAGACAAATTTGGGAGATGTTATCTCGAATTTTTCTGCCTTTTCAGCCGATGGCTTAGTACTGCGCTATGGATACATAATGGAGGAAACCTCCACGATTGTTACCCATACTGTTAAGGGACTATCGCCGAAAGGCAATGGACCCACAGCGTTCTCCGAATCTTACGGACGAATCCGTAAGAGAAGGATAGCGGCCACACCCTATGGTTTTGGCACCAATCTAGGCGGACTAACTTCCCGCCAATGGGCCATACTACTCTCCCTTGGTATATCTAAGGGAGGGTTCAAGATCGGGATGTGAATCCCGGTCCCAACGAGAGCATTCAACCGAGTGTTCTCTCAAGTTATCCAGGACATCGTGTCTCTGGATGATCAACCTGAAAGCAGTAATGCCATGGCTTTTGCCGATCCACAGACAGTTACTGTCAATGCCGTAGCTCAAACGCTTCCGCGTACGAGCAATGGTGTAAACGCCGGTGTCTTTACTAAAGACGATGGTGCTTACAAGCTGAGCGTCTCCCATAACTATGGGAAGCGTACTCGGCGAACCATTAGGCTTGACTCCACCAAGATCGCAGCAGATCCTCTGCAGCCTTCGACCAATGCGCGTTATTCGATGAGTACTTATCTCGTCGTCGACGCGCCGGTCTCGGGCTACACGAATGCTGAGATCAAGCAAGTGATTGACGGCCTTACGGCCTACCTCACTGCCTCATCCGGCGCTAAGGTCACCCAGCTTCTGGGTGGCGAGAACTAAGGATGAGAAAGGACTCCCAGCACCGTAAGGTGCGTTCACGTGACGTAAGTTACGTGGATATGCTCGCATTTATATGCGTGGCAATGGGTATCCTTTTTGCGTGGTTCACAGTAGGGTTCCTTCTCGGAGCCCTATACGTGATGTAATAAGCGGGCGGTCCCTCGTGAGAGGGGCCGCAAGCTTTCTGTCTGCATGGCAACTGTGGCTAAGGCCTTCCCCACCACCCAAGAAAGGATGGACGGAATATGAAAAGCCCTATGTTACTCTTGCAGGAGGTGCTCAACGAATTGGGCACCCGATGCTGTACTAGCACCACCCGAGACGTAAAATACGTCGCGGGTCGGATGGAACGAGAGGGTGAAGAGTTTCTCACGATCTCTCTCCCTGGCTTTGCGAAAGACTTCGAAAGAAGTCTCGACCAAGGTTATATCGATGAATCCTCATTTAGAGGATTCAAACGTCTCAAGCTTCAAAAGTCTGAATACCTCTCGGTACAAGACATGAAGCGGTGGGCGGAGACCTCAGAGGTGAAAGCTTCTGAGTATCTGCCCTGGCATGAGATGGGACCTGTACCCCTGTTTCTTAAGGGGTTCATGTCCGATATCTTCCATCCAATCTACGGTTATCTTCTGTGCGAAGCCTATTGTGGCCGGGAGTTTACTCCGGACATGAAGGCACGCCAAGTCGACTCGATCCAAGCAATTCGTCAGGTTACCCTGATGTTTGCGAAGATTGACGAGCCTTGCAGTGATGCAAGGATCGCTAAGGCGATGACGCAATTCGTACAGACAGATCAAGAAGTAGCCGCATTGGACCGCGAACGGAGCCATGTTGATCACATGGACTTTTCTCGCGTATCCAATCTGCTGTTCGGTGACATATTTGCGCGCATAGACAAGGCTGTCTATGAAGGCAACGTCATTCCGAAACACGGGCCAGGTGCCACTGCTGATCGGCTTAAGGGAAACCAAAAGTTCGATCAGGTTGAGTGGCCCAGGCGTTTGGACAGAGTATTTCCCGCAGGGGAGTACTTACTGCCAAACTGGAGGTATTACCAACACCTCGACCGGGTTACTATCTTGGAGCCCGAGGACGAGAGGCCCGTCAGGGTCATCTCTGTTCCTAAGACTGCTTCGAAACCGCGCATCATAGCCATTGAGCCTACTGCAATGCAATACATGCAGCAAGCGATAAAGGCTGAGTTGTACGGAGCGATTGAGAGGGATGAACTCCTTTCAGCGTTCATTGGATTCGAGGACCAGATGCCTAATCAGCAACTGGCTCTCGTAGGGTCTCTCTCGGGGGACCTAGCCACACTAGATCTTAGTGAGGCGTCCGATCGCGTTTCGATTTCGCATGTAGCCGACCTAATGGCCCGTAGCAGCAACCTTTTGGAAGCTGTGATGGCAGTAAGGTCGACGAAGGCGGACGTAGAAGGTTACGGTGTTATACCGTTAGCCAAATACGCGTCGATGGGTTCGGCCCTGACCTTTCCACTGGAGGCGATGTGTTTCTTAACATCGATCTTCCTGGGGATTGAACAGGGTCTAGGTAGCCGACTGACACGGAGAACGATCAAGTCCTTCGTGGGTAAGGTGCGCGTCTATGGGGATGACATCATTGTCCCCGTGGATTTTGTACACCAGGTTGTGGCATCACTTGAAGGCCGGTATGGCTTCAAGGTAAACCACAACAAGAGTTTCTGGACTGGGAAGTTCAGAGAATCTTGTGGCAAGGAGTATTACGACGGTATGGACGTTTCAATAGTCCGTATGCGACGTAAGTTTCCTACCAACCTGGCAGACGCTAGTGAAGTTATCTCGGCTGTCTCACTCCGCAACCAGTTCTACTGGTCTGGGATGTGGGAAACAGCGAAATGGATAGATGATGAGGTCCTTATCCCCCTTCTTGGGGAGGACAGGTATCCTTATGTACTACCTACTTCACCTGTGTTGGGCCGGCATGCAGGACTGGGGTATGAAAATCCCCCAGTTCGTATGTCATCGAGTCTACATTGCCCCTTAGTTCAGGGTTATGTAGTTCGATCAGTGATTCCAGTAAACACTCTGGATGACACTGGCGCTCTTCTGAAATGGTTCTTGAAGCGCGGCGACGAGCCGTTTGCTGACGAGGATCATCTCAAGCGTTCTGGACGTCCTGTAGCCGTCAGCATCAAGCTGCAGTGGGCCCCCCCGTTCTAGTAACGGAGGGGTTGGAGTCCTAGTAATAGGATTCCAATTGGAGGCTCTGAGTCTCCTTCAATAGGAGACTCATCCCGTTGGAGG